CTATAATCTTTTCCGACTGGTTACGGTTAAGTTTCTATGTTCTCTTAGTTTTATTGTCCCTGGGCACTCTGATGAGCTGGACCGAAAATGCTGTGCATTCAGTGCGATTTCTGTTCAAAAACCGCCATAAGCTTTAAACAAATCTTACTTCTTAGTAAAAGGTCTACTGTTTACATACCTGTGTTTAGCAATCCTAACGTTTGCACACTTTGAAGTTTATCAAAATGATTCTCTCAATCTTCTACTCAATTGTTATGATCTTTTCTGTTTTTCAGATTGGTCAAACACCTTTTGTCACTGGGGCAGTGGCAACAGGTATCCTCACTGCCATTAATTATGGCTTTGAAATTTGGTTGCCGGCTCTTTCGTACTCTGGGTATATCAGTGATGTGATGTACTGGGTTACCCTTCGAGGGCTTGGCTACCTCATAAAAGTGTATGGTCGGATGTTTCTTAACTGGGTTACATTCGACAAAGTGCACGCTTTTGTTGAGTTGGTGGTTAGATCCTTGGATCTAGCCACTTACATTACAATTATATATTGTGTTTGGTTTTCTTTTTCTTTCCTCCTTTGGGCTGTTATGGCCTTTTCATCTTTTTGGTCTTTTCTTATTGTGTTTTTGATCCTTCTTCCCTTTTGGATCCTTGGTTTCGCCATTGTATGTCACGGTATTCTTGACTTAGCTGGCTACTTCCTTTTTGGTTTTCCATTGGGTTCCGTGCCTGTTTTCCGCAACCTTGTTTTAATACAAAATTATCTAAAAACAATATATAACCAGTTCAAAAATTTCCTAAACAAAATTGAAAATTTTCAAAGCTTCATCATCTACGTCACATCCTTGCTTACATATTCATCCGTGCAGATTGCCCGTCTACCGGTTGAATTGATAGCTTTGGTCACTGTCGATGGAGATGAAGAACCAAAAATACGACATTTCTGGTTACGGTTTTTCTTTGGTTGGGTTCTTTTTATTTCACATTTATTGAATTTACCTGGTTTAATTGTAGCTTTAGCAGAAGTTTTTGTTCTTGAAGTCCTTTTGGTTTTAATTTTTGTTGCATATAAATATCAAACCGAAGGTGTAATTTCAGTCCTAAATTTTGCAATTGGACAGATTCTTTACATTTTTGGCCTGATCCCAAAAACATTCTTCTTCAATTTTTCAATAAAAATCAAAGAATTATATCTTACTATCACCATCCAATCTAAAGCTTTTACTAATGTTTTAGGGGTGGTAATTATTCCTGATGAGTTTGGTCGACCTATTATCATTGATGCGAAAACTGATATTTCTCTTTTGACTGTCAGGCAAATGGACATGTTGATTAGCAGGTGGATCACTAGAGATTTACTCTTGGTAATGCCTTTTGTGGGTATTGGGTTATTTTTAATCCTATATAAATTCCTACTGGTTGTCAAGAATAAATTCCTTGAACCTGTTTTCAATTTTCCTGTTAGATTTTTAGAATCATTGATATTAGGTCTAAGTGTATTTTTAATTCCCGATATTTTTATGGACATTGCTGTTTTTGGTGTATCACTAGCTTTAGACAATCTTAGACCTTTCTTGTTAGAACTCCACCGGTATTTAAGGGCTTTAGGTTTATCAGTTGTGTATGGCGTTGTTTGGCTGGAACATGGTCAAACAGCTCCATCTGGTGGTGCTGATTATAATAAATTAAATAGAATTAATTCACTTTTTGTTCGCACATGGGTTTCACTTACTAGACGATCTGTTTTAAAGTTTATTGAGCTGTTGGACACTATGCGTCTCCCTGAGATGATTCAAGCCACATATCGTCCCCCCACTCTAGAATCCATTAAATCTACTTATGCCTTCTTGAATGAGATTGGTTTCCCAGTTGACCAAAATTTTATTAACTCCCTGGACCGTCCTGAAGCCTCTTCATATTTGGCTGAATGGGGTTGTTGGAGAAATTGGTTAATTGGCACATCTTCTTTCAAGCTTGGTTTTTCTAACGTTAAAGTAGGTTTACGAAATTTCTTACCTTATGATTTCTTCCCACACATTGAAGGCTACAAGTACACTACTGGTTTTACAGGTGTAGCTGAAGAGATCAAGTCCACTGCTCGTTATTGGACTGGTAATGATAAAATCACAATGGAAACTGAGGATTTCGATATTTTGGTTGAAGACACTTGGGAAGCAGTCAAACCTCAATATGAGGCTTCTCGTTTATCCAGTTTTGATTATATTTGGAAAAACTGGGTGAAAAAGTACAACATGGGATTTGGTTTTGGCATTCGCAATTCAGCTGGTCGCCTTAAACAAATGACTCGTCAACAAGTCATTGATCATTTTGGAGGAAAAGCTGGTTTCCGACAGGCTTGGGAAAAAGTCTACAAGAATGCTCAAAAATTGGTTATGCCATCTCCTGTTTTTACTAAGTGGGAATCTTTGAAAATCAAGAAAGCTTTAACTCGATCTGTGCGGACTGTTGTTGGTTCTGCTTTTGTACATTCTGTAATGACGTATCCTTTTAATTATAAACCTAATCATAATTACAAGCCTTGGGAGACACCATCCAAAGTTGGTATGCCTATAAATGGACAAAACTTTGACCGTCTTTGGCGATCCCTAGCTGGCTATTCTAAAGTCTGGGCTGGTGATATGACAGCTTTTGATTCCTCTCAACCTCCACCACTTCTCTTTGTTGCTAGAGAAATAAGAAAGAAGGGTTATTCTTTGCACACTGACTACCATCAGATCTGTCAGCTCATTGACATTTCTTATGATATGTTACGTGATCAACCCTTAGCCTTTAAAAATTTTGGAGACATTGCAATCAAAGGCCAAGGCGCCACAACCGGACACACATCTACTACTCCTGATAATACAATTATGCTTATTGCTAATTATTTGTTTGCTTGGCGGGCTATCACTGGTTTGAGAGCACGCGAATTTTTCAATTTCAATACTTTGGCAAATTTTGGTGATGATCATGTTCTGG